CAACTTGAAAGCGGAACCGGACCCTTGGGTCTCCTAACGAACTCGTTCAACGAGTTCGGCAAGGTGGTGACTTATGGAATCAATTGCTATGTGGAATTCGTCGCTACTAGTTGTGGTTTCACGACTGGTAAGCGACCAGGAGCTTTTTTCTCGAACAAAGCCATGTTGTATGGCGCGACGGACTGTGAGCTGGTCAATGACGTGACTGTGCATGATGGAATCAATGCACTCATTATCGATGGCGAGACGGGTGTTCCGAATGTTGACAAAGTGCTTGCTGCTGTCGAACCGATTATCGGATGGACGCGCGAACGTGCACACAACATGGCATACGATATGGCGACTAAGCCGGAGGACAACACTGTTGCGTTGCTGTATAACATGCTCCGCATGTATTACATCAAACGCCTTGGTGAGAGTGAGACGGGTAGCCAGACAATCCGCCCGACCGATAGTTTCTATGACGACGGGCACGTGGCGATCACGTATCGTACAGCGCTCGGATTGTCTGCTGAGTATAACCCAGCGGCGTTTGAGTTGACACGTACGAGTGCGCTTGTAGCGATGGGCAATAACCACCATTTCAGATTCAGACAGGATAACAGTCCCCCGATGATGAACTTGACTGACCTGACTCCAGCTGAGGCGTCGGTGCTGCGTTACGCGCTGGCTGAGTGGAGCGAAGAATCGCCGTTGCGCATCATGCACAAGTCGCCAGAGCTGGCACCAGCGGTAGCGTTTTTCGCGGGCCAGACCGAAGCCAACATGCAAGATCAGCCGACGTACGGTGAACTCGATGCTAATGATGTGCTCCAGGCTATCATGCGCATCGTGCACAACAACAGACTGATGGCACACTTTGACATGGCGTATGCGATCGTTGCGCAAGTGATGTTTACTCACATGCCCCGTAGTGCTGAAGCACACTGGTGGCTCAAGAAACGTACTGTTGTGAAGCTGCCTAAGTTCCGTTGTTACAGAGGTATCTGTGATGTGTTCACTTTAGGTAGTGCATACATCTCGGATGTGACACGTTGGGCAACATTCAAGAATTGGCAGGAGAATCCGATGCGTTTGCCAGTGCACTCGATTGCACTGAGCGAAATCACGCATGCACAGGAATTCGAGTACCTCTGTGCCAAGAACAGATCTGAGTTCCCGGCGGCATACATTGGTACCACGCCTTCGCATCACTGTGGTCTGGCATGGGACTATCACCTATTTGCGATGCGCATGAAGACGAAGGTGACACTGCCGTGGCCGACACTGTGTGGCTTGTACCGATTCAGCGGGCTACACAAGGATTCGACGGGTGTACGTATTATCGTCGACATGCTTGATGAACTTGCGCGCAATGAGTACAACGTGTCGACCGTCGAGATTGATGGTGAAGTCCGAGATGTCATCTCCATCAAGGAAGTCGTGCCATACTGTTACCCGGTACTGAGCATGGGCACGTCACCCAGTGACTACTACCTTAACGAGTTGAAGAGCACGAGTGAGCTCGTACGTGACGGTGAGTGGTATGTGACGCAGTCTAGCCGTGAGATGAACAAGTTCATGGGCATTATGCGCATCATGGGCTACGATGTGCAGTGTGAACATATGCCGACTGGACGTCAGTACCACAACTGGGCAGCGAACACAAACGGTCATTATATGCCAAGTATCATTGACAACCAGATGGGCAGGTTCGAATATTTCAGGACCCGACCGTCGTGGATCCATGAGCGTGGTCACCTGTGGAACAAGATGCCAAACTTTGGAGATAAGCTGATTGTGACAATGACCACACACGTGAAGAGATACAAGATACTGATTGACAACCAGCCTTATGACCCAATCGGCCCCCTAACCACGGTATACAAGGCTGATGTCAAATCAGTGACGTCTGTCATGGAGGTGAAGAGATCTATCACCCTGCCACAGACTATTGATTGGGTTAGGCTGACAGAGTTCGCAAATTTTCAGCTGGCCCAGGCAACAGATATGACTATTTTGGGTCACGTCGTTGGCGCTGGATTGTAGGCGTTGATACGCAGCCTGGGCCTGAATCCCCTTTTTCATTTCTCTCGTATAATATGAAGGCTAGCGATAAGCTAATTCCCGGTGATGATCAAGAAAAGGAAGAAAAACAAAATAAAACAGAAAAAGCAGAAAACCAACAAAAAATTGGAAAACAAGAAAACACAAAAAGATTCGGAGATGACGTTGAAAACAGTAATGAAGAACAAAAAATTGATATTCCTCTCATGTTTGATATTGATACTTACTCTATCACTTCGGCCTTCAACGCAAGTACGTATGCTTGCGTTGCATGTGAGACCGCTACAAATAATCGAGTCTACGGACTACATTGCTATGCAGACATTGGCGGTGAGTATGTACTGGGCATGTGGCTGGAATGCAAAGATTTGCTCATGGACTTCTTTTACTGTCGCGTCGCATCAGTAACACGTTGTCACCCACAGACGTACCGACGTCTTGGTATGTACTTCGCCGGCAACTACCTCCACATGCCGGCTAGCCTTGACCCGTTTGAAGAGTACATCAAGCATGGTGAATCAGTGACTGACAGGGCATGTGGACGTGTGCAAATGTTGCGTGGTATGTACAAGCGGCAGAAAATATCGAGTGATGCGCACACACTGCTCCGCCCGGAGGAAGTGATAGCACAATGTTGCCGACATGCACAGGTAGTCTACGACGGGCCGAAGATAGCCATGGCTGGCCATACTGATTGCGACAACTGGCGCTGCAGAGCAGCTCATGTGCTAACGCATGTCATGGCAGGTGAGGCTGAGTCAACTGTCGCGACAGTGCTGACATACGTCTACGTCGCCAGCAGACGCGCGGTGATGTTTCTGGCCGGTGTAGTGCATGCAAAGCCGGTTGACACTGACCTATGGAAATGGCTTAAGTATTGGGGTGTGGCAACGAAACAAGCACAGCACGTCATACACAGCTGGCTTAATGAGGTTTTCGAGTTGAACGTGCTGCGCAACAGAGTTGATCAAACCGTTGACTGGGCAGCCGAGGAAGCCAGCCGCACGACAGATGCGCAATACGCCGAGGTCGATGAAAAGTTCGTCTTCGAGCAGGCCAAGATCATCTTCAGAGATGGCATCGTACAGACACACGAACCATTGCAGTACACGTGGAAAGACTACTGGAGTCAGCGCTGGGCATTCATGCCTACAGGCAGCTTCGTATCACAGTATGAGCAGGACAAGAAGTACAAAAACGCGTTCACACACGCTGAGACGCGTTCAAAGTTCTCAGTGCTGTGTAGCATGCCAAGCGGCGTCAAGCTCGAGCATTTCTTGAAGCGTGCACCAATGTTATACGCCACTACAAGTACCAAGTATGAGTGGGGTAAAGTACGTGCTCTGTACGGGTGTGACATCACTAGTTTCGTCTTGACAGATTTTGTCATGCGTAGTGCTGAGCAGGCCATGCCCTTTTACTTCCCTGTTGGTGAGCGTGCGACAGATGCCGAAGTCAAGAGGATTGTCGACACGATGTCTGGCGGCATACCATTCTGCTACGACTTCGACAATTTCAACAGCCAGCACAGTGTCAAATCGATGCGTGCAGTACTGTGTGCATGGAAAGCGATACATAAGTACTACATGTCGAGCGATCAAATGCGTGCTATTGATTGGATCATTGAATCAATCAACCACATGGAAGTGCATGACAACAACCAGAACAAGACGTATCTGTGTAATGGCACGCTGTTCTCTGGGTGGCGTTTGACGTCATTCATGAACACAGTACTCAACCGTGTGTATCTGCTTGCTGCAGGGCTTAAGGAGCATGCATTGTATGCAATACATAATGGAGATGACGTGTTCTGCGCGGTCGATACGTTCCTTGATGGTGTGAAGCTGTACGAAGGTGGTGCACCGTATAAGCTGCGTGCACAAAAGCAGAAAATGATGCTTGGGACAATAGCCGAATTCCTTCGAGTTGATGCGCTGGCTAAAGAGAAAACGGGTGCACAGTACCTCACGCGCGCGTGTGCGACAATGGCACATTCACGGGTTGAGTCTGAAGCACCAGTTAGCCTGTCAGCAGCGATCGATGCTACGTATGAGCGTACTAGCAACGTGGTAGCACGTGGCGGTGATGAGGACGCGGCTATGCGACTCCGGCAAGCGGCGATTAACCGGCTGGCGACTGTGTTCGGGGCGACACCAACTGCGTGTGCTATGTACAGGCAACTCCACCCATTACAGGGCGGCACAGATCCAAGCGCGAGTGCAGGTGACATACGAGTGATGAAGAAACTTGTCTACAAAGACGACCAGATTGGTGCGGAGCTTACCAGTCTGGTTGAACCTGGTAGTCAAGACTACATCAACTATATCGCCACAACATTCGGGCTTGCGATCGACAAGGCGAACAGAAGTATCATCAGGCAAGTAAATGCAATGATGATGCGAGTCTGTTCACACACATTGGACATAGTCAAAGAAGAGCGTGACAATGTACCACAGCTTGTGGGTGTATACAAATCGTATGCAATGAAAACTGTGAGCAGTAACCTTGCAAAGGTAAGACTGCTTGGCAGCTGGGACATACATTTGTACCACAAGATAAGCAATTCTCTGCTGAGATATATCCGCGGATGCGTA